CGGGAATTGATAAATATATTTAGGTGATATTTGTATTTAATAATTATTGGTGCAAAGTACGAAAGTGTTTACTGATTCATTTAAGTAATTTGTAAACGGACATTGGCAACATTTGCAATAAACCGAACCAACTTGGTCGGGTTAAAAAAAATCTGGTATTAAAACTATGAGCTTCAATTTGTCTTTCCGTCAAAATCTCCTGTAAGGCTTCATAATTGTTGTAGAGCAATTGATGTTCCTCACGGAAACTCTCGTAGAAACGAGAGACTTCTTTGGTGGAGAAACATGCTTTAATGCGAGCCGCCAACAAGAAAGGATCTTTAAAGATACTAGGTTTTGCAAGGACGTAACCACAAAAAATTGGGTTTGGACAGACAGCTGGTTTTGCTTTTAATTCAAGTAGGTCGAAGACTGAATTGTCTAATGGGCGCTGTGAAAGCACGTCATTGATTGCTGAATCATCACCCGCATAAACCTGAGGGACTTTGAGATCGAAGTCAAACAGAACAGGTTGCGTCACAATGTTAGTGATAGTGTTGAATAAGAAGGTTGGATCTTCGCCAGTGAATAACGTAATACTTAAAGAACCAAGGAAGCAAATACTATGGGTCTTCAACCAAAAGTAAAACTCGGTAATGTGACTTGGAAATTTGTAATAATACATCATTTGAAGTTGCAAATGAAGGTATTCGGCGTGTTGTGATTGGTCAAATGCTGTGTAGTCAGTTTCAGTTGAAGATCGTGTAAAGTCCCATTGTTGTTGCACAAAATTGTTTAAATGATCAATATTTCGACGGTGGTGGATATAAATGTAGGGGTGTTGTTCTCGTAAATGACCCAATACCTTTTGGGCAAGGATGCGGATGTATGGGCCAACAATATAATGGACTTTGTCACAAAATGTGGATAAGGTCTGACCCGCGATGGCAGAAGATTGAAACTTCTCTAATTTCTTACAAAGCTGTGATTTCATAAACAATTCTATCCAATTGCACTCCCAATCGGGGTCGGCTCTTTTCATGTTATTTAATTGTTGAGCAATCGGTTTGGATAATCTTGTAGCCTCAAGTTCATTACGGTGATTTTCGACATCTAAAAGCGTGATTGGATTTTCTACAAATGCAAACCTATCTTTGAATTGGGACCATAGGATCAAACCCAATGTGCATCGGGCTCTAAATTCTGTCATATTTAGTAAAGGTGATGAAATCTCTATTCTTTTTTTAATAGCCATGCGAAAGGTCGCCTCATCTCTTAATCGGTGACGAGGGAAAACAGTCTCAAAAATATGGTCTTCAGTTAGGGCAAATTGATCTGTTAAACCGGCTGTAGTCATAAACTCACGGTCAAATTTGTCTGTTAGGTTGTCAATTAAAGTCTCATTTAACCAAGCCTCATCGGCCTTGACTTGTGTAGTGTCAATTACGACATTTTCAATTTCAATTGGAGTGAGGAGATCCATTTCATTTGGAGCTAGAACCCTGGTCTCGTGATTTAAAAG